CCGCAGGATCACCCTTAATTGATGGGGGAGGAAGGACCCAAAAGTCGGGGCCTCCTACCCACGTCGTGCCGACTGCATTGCTCGATCCAGCGCTTTGTTGAGCTCGGAGGGGAACAATCGTTTAGCCGTTGCCATACCAACCCTCTCCATGGGGAATCTTGGTTGGTATTGCGTGCGATCAACGTGGATGAAGTACGCATACAGCTGACCGCGAGAGCGACGGTAAACGCCAGGGCCACGTGTGCCCATGCCCTTAGGGGTGCCGATGAAGACACCTCCTTGGTCAGTAGTGCTGAGCTTGTTGGCGATGGTGCCGAAGATGTTCTTACGTGGGTTGCCTGCTGCATTGAGCACTGTGGTGGTTGGCACCAGGCGCCCACCGGAGGGGATAGCACCACCCCCCAGGCCCCGTAGGAACCCCTCGTAGGGTTTTGGCCGCCGGTCACCCCCTTTGATCTGGGTGGGGAAGAATCGCCGGGTGGGGTCAGCAAATACCTGGGCCTCGAGGTTGGCCTTGGTGGACTTGGTGTAGCGAAAGGCGGACTGGGTGAACTTGGTGGGGTTGACAAAGGATGAGGTGGTCTGTTGCCCCAGGTCCTTGCGCACGTTGAATGCAACGTTGTTGAGCGCTACTGACGTGGCATAGGGCAGTTGATTGCTGATGGTTGCGACGAACAGCTTGGCTTTATCAATGTCCTTGTCATCAATGGAGAGGCGGATGGCCATGGCTCAGCCTTCAATGGGTATCGCAGTGACAAGGACACCAGGCGCTTCATTGCCGCAGGTGTAGCGCTTGGCAGCGCTGATGCTGACAATCTGTTGATCGCCGCGGTAAAGGATGCCAGCAAAGGCATCACCGCAGGATCGGATGAGCTTGTCGAGGTCTGGCTTGGTGAGCTTGCTGGTGGGGGCTGATGGCTTGAGGGTGCCGTCTTTGCGGTAGTGGCCTGCTGGTCTTGGGAAGCGGAAGGTGAGCGATAGAGCTATGGAGGTTTGCAGGTTCCAATCGTCAGGTCTTGCGTTCTGAGCAGCGGTTGCCAGCTCTTGGCGCCATGGCATGAGCTTGGAGCCATTGGAGTGCGTGAGGATCGTGCGGCCTGCTCTGGGGCCTAAGGACTTCATGGAGCCTTGAGGTTGAGGCAGACCCAGCACGTCAAAGGTGATCACGCGGCCATTGCTTCGAGGATGGCGTCACGGAGCAGCTTGAGTTCAAGCGTGCCAACGGTGTGACGGGGCAGTTGCTCTAGGCGCAGGCTGATGAGGGCGACGATGCGATTCAGTTCATCAATGCGGCCTTGGTCGTAAGCAGCACGGATGGATGGGTCTTTGGTGAGCTGCTTGCGTTCATGGTCGAGCGCTTGCGCTGCCGTTTCGATTGCTTCGTTTAGGCGCTGCTGAGCTGCCAGGAGGCTGGTGGTCATGCTTTAGGTGCGCGGATGGTCCAGTAGGGCTTGGCTGGGCGTTGGGTGGCAGCGCCGGTTTCGATGGCGGTTTCCTTGAGTGCTTTGAGCTGGGTTTCGAGCGTGGTCACTTCGTCTGGGTAGTCGTAGGAGCTGCGGCCAGCAGACCAAGAGAAGGCGAAGTCATCCCAGGAGAATTTGGGATCAATCAGGCCCACCTCGCGGAGGGTGTCGAGCTCATCAAGCAGCTGCTGGCGCTGCTCCTCAAGGTCTTTGATCGTTTTGGTGACAGTGATGAGGCGCTCAGCGACGTGCTGATGGCGGGGAAGATCAGCGACCGACATGGGCCAGGATCGTGAAGGTGATGGCGAAGAAGAACAGGACGGCTGGGGCGTCGGGATGGTGAAGGGCTCTCATGATTCGTAGAGAGGGCAGGCAGACCATACCGCTCCGTATTACCAGCTGGCAATGGGTCGGCTCAATACGAAACGTGAGAGGAGCGGATCAATAGGGAAGCTCAGCAGCGCTGTATGCCTCCCAGGCGGCCTCCCACGCCTTCTGGCACTCCGTAGCCCCATGGGCTTGCAGACGCACCTTGCCGGGCTTGCTCCAGACCGTCAGAGCGCGATCAAAGGTGATGCCGTGCTCAGCAGCCATGGCGATGTAGCAACCCAGCTGTGCCTTGGTGCAATACGGGCCAGCATCGGGCCGCTTCTGGGTCTTGAGATCAAAGAGGGTGCGTTGGTCAGTGCTGGGCACCAGGAAGGCGCCATCGAAGGTGCCTGCGACGTTGAGGATGCGACTGCAGAGCGCCATCTCGGTGGCGATCACCTGCACCTGATCCCAGAGCGGATGAGCCAGCAGCGGATCAATCCACTCGCGGTAGGGCTGGAATTCTTCTGAGGCGATGGCAGCAGCTGCCGCGGCCTGGTCGCCGTGTGGGTGGTGATCGCCCCAGAGGTGCAGCTCGAGAGCTTTGTGGATGGCCGTGCCACGTGGTGCCCATTCAGGGCGTGTGGCATTGATGCGGTGCATGGCCACGTCGCTCTTGCCAGTGGAGAGCACTCCAGTGGTGGAGATCGGGAATAGGTGGGTGCCGAGCCAATAGGTGTGATCGGAGTGCCGGAGGCGGAGGTTGGGAATCGGCTGCAGCCAGGTCATGGGTGGGGGGGGGTATGTAAGTAGGGAGGAATTTAGGAATTATTCGCTGAGATCCCTTGCAAACACTGAAAACCCTTGAAATTCACTAGCGGGAATTTGGCGGGAAAAAGCACCAGGATCGGGAATTCCCGCAAACCATCCCAAAATTCCCGCTAATTCCCGCAAAATTCCCGCATCTGACCAAGGCAAAATCCCAGTCATACCAATGCTTTCTAAAGAAGTTTTCATTTTTTCCTTCTTTTAAGTGGAGGGGGGGAGGGTGAATTGGTTTTGGGTTATGAATCGGCCTTGCCCACGACCCAGTGATCGACCTTGGCGCCCTTGCTGAGCAGTGTGAGGAATTTCTTGCCTTGAGGCGTCAGGCGCCAGTTGCTGGAGCTTTTGAGGATCAGGCCGCGTTTGCGGAGCCAGGTGAGGTTGTTGCGGATGGTGCTCTCGTTGAAGTGGGGCAGCTCCTGATGGAGGTAGACGGTGGCGCTGGGAATGGCCTGCTGCTCGCGCAGGTCAATGGCGTCGAGGAGTGCAGCGCGAGCGTTGCCTGTGATCTGGCCTTCAGTGACGCTGAAACCGTCTTCTGAGAGGCGGTAGGCGAATTCACGGGATTGGCTGCCGCGGAGCTTGTGGACGCTCCACTCATTGACAGCGCCTTGCTCTGTGGTCTTGCGGGTGATCTGATGCACGGCTGATGGGATCTGGTTGATGTTCTGGTTGCCTGCAGCGGCCTGCAGGCCCTTGCCAGCGGCTTTGCCACCTGCGGGGTGGTGCAGCCATAGGAGTGAGCAGTAGCGCCCCACCAGCGCCTGCATGAGGCGCATGAGCGTGCCAACGGGGCCAATGCCGAAGTTGATGCCTGCCAGCTCGAAGACCGCTTTGAGCGAGTCGATCACCACCAGGGCGTAGCCGCCGGTTTCAAGCTCCTGGCGCAGCTCCTCGAGGCCAGCGGGTGTGCAAGACCAAGACGGCAGCTCGTCTTGAGGTTCAGCTGCCCAGATGGTGAGGTTTGCGTCTACGTCAGGGTCTTCGGCGTGGCCGAGGTCTTCGAGGTATTCACGCACCATGGCGCGAGCTGATTCACCACCATCAGTGCCGATCCAGAGCACCTTGCCGGTGCGTGAGGGTGGGATTTCCTGATCAAGTAAGGGCAGGCCCTTAATGCAGCAGACGGCCATCTGTGCTGCGGCCATGGTCTTGCCGGTGCCACCTGCGCCGAAGAGGAGGTGATCACGACGCCAGAGCAGGAAGCCTGGGATGAGGTCTTCGGTTATGGAGCTAAGCGGATCAGAGGCTTTACGACCACGGCGCTGGCCGTTGTGTGAGGTCTGGAGGGGCAGATGCCAACGTTTGGCGAGGGCATACCAGAGGCGCTCGTCAATGGCGCTGCCGGTGACGCCTAGCGCCCAGAGCTCGGTGCGGATGGCCTGCTGCTTGCTCCAGGTGTCAGTGGGCGAGAGCTGAAGGTCTATGAGCTGCTCGAGCAGGATCTCGATCAGCTCGTCTTTGGGCTTATCGGGAAGGTGTTGAGGGCCTGCTGCTGGGGCATGTTCGTCGTGCGGGTCGGCGTAGGTGTAGGCGGTGTGTGGGGTGCGTGCTGGTTTGGTGTAGCCGTCCTGCTGGGCAAGGTAGTAGAGGGATCCGAGCGTGATGCCATGGCGCTTGAAGGATGCCCATTTGGCTAGGCATTCGGCTTCATCAAAGTTGCTGGATCCTTTGGACCATTCGACCCAGTGGGATAGGAGGCCAGGGTCAGCGCTGTGAAGCGCCATGCCGACGCGCAACCAGCTGTCGTAGTCATCACGGGGTTTGATGTGAGCGAGGATCGCCACGGCCCGGTCGGCGTCTCCTGGTGCTGGTTTGTACTCAGCGGTGATGGGCTCGTCTGGGGCTTTGAACAGAGGCTCGAGGAGCCAGTCAGGGGCGTCTGCTAGCTGGGTGCCAAGGGGTGAGCGGTTCGGTAGCCAGGTGTATCCAGCAGTGTCGGGGTGAGCGCCTGCGATGACGGACTGATGGCCGCTCCAGCGGAGTTCCAATACGGTCTTGCCGTCGATCTGCCAGCGACGACGCCCGCGGAGGAGTTGCCAAAACTCCATGGGGACGCGGAAGGCGAGTTGCCCGCGTTTGGGAAGCCCTGATGACCAGCCGATGGTGTGGGGTAGATCGGTGGCGGGGCGGTTGAAGATTGAGGTGAAGGTGGGGATGGCACCAGGACCATCGAAGTCCACTGCTAGGAGGCCGCCGGATGGTGGGCCAAGGACAACGCCAACGGCTTTGATGTGCGTGCTGGTGGTGGCGAGCTCCGCAATGCCATCAGCGTCGTAGGTGGTGGCGGCCCAGTTGGCTTTGGGATGGCCTGTAGCGGGGTCTACGGGTCGCTTGCGGTCGTCTACGGGGATGAGTTCCCAGTCGGAATCGAGGTGCTGGAGATCGGCCAGCACCGTGGGGCTGAGGGTCATGGTCACTGCAGACCGTGCAGCGCTGGCTGCTGGGGAGTGGATTCAGTCTCAGGAGACGTATGACGCTGGTGTAAGCGGGAAATGTATTGATCAACGGTGAGGCCACCGAGGAGGGCAGGCACGTCACGTTCAAGGATCAGGGCGTCGTAAAGCTCCTGACAGCGCTTGGCCTGGGGGTCAGCGGGCATTGGTCGTGGCCTGCTGCTGGGGTTGGCTGTCAATGGCCTGCTGGATGAGCAGGCGAATGACAGTGGAGCGCGAGGCGGTATGGGCCTGCTGGGCTAGCCACTGGTGGTGGTGTGGCGGGATGCGGATGGTGAGGGATTGCACCAGATGCGTGGTGAGGGTGCTGCAGGTCTACGGCATACGACATCGGAATGCAAGCGGAACGCTTGCTATTGCCGTTCCGTAATGGCATGATGCGGGGGCGCTGCAGCCTGATGCGCGGCGCCTTTCGACTTTTGACCACCACCATCAGCCGATACCGCGATTTCATCGCGTCAAAGGGCACAGCTGCTACTAGCCGTGGCTTTCAGCCGCAGCACCAGTGGCGCAGCTTGTTTCCGCACCAGCAGACCACACTGGAGTTTGCCTGCAACAAAGGGAAGTCAGCAGCGTTCCTTGATACGGGTCTTGGCAAGAGCCGCGTTGAGGCAGCTGCTGCCGCTGAATTCCAAACCGCCAGCAAGAAGCCATCGCTAATCCTGACCCCATTGGCGGTTGCCCGTCAGATGGTGCGGGAGTGTGAAGCGATTGGCATTGAAGCTAGGGTCATCCGTGATCAGGATGACGTGTGGTCTGGCGTCAATATCGCCAACTACGAGCGGCTGCCAAAGCTCGATCCCAGCGCCTTTGGCGGGATCGTGTTGGATGAGAGCAGCATCCTGAAAAGCTTCAGCGGTCCCACTAAGCGGATGCTATGCGAAGCGTTTAATGCCACGCCATACCGTCTCGCTGCCACGGCAACACCAGCGCCAAACGATCACATGGAGCTGGGCAATCATTCTGAGTTCCTTGGGCACCTGGGGAGCATGGAGATGCTCTGTCGGTGGTTCATCAATGACACCAGCACGGCCAGCCAGAACTGGCGATTGAAGGGTCATGCGCAATCTGACTTCTGGCGTTGGGTGGCCTCTTGGTCTCGGACTGCCACGTTGCCATCCGACTTAGGAGGCGTAGACGATGGCTTTATCTTGCCGCCGTTGCGGTATGAGCTGCATACAGTTGCGGCTGATATCACCCAAGACGTGCCGGAGGGGATGCTGTTCCGCATCCCAGATGGATCTGCCACCACCATTCACCGTGAAAAGCGGTTGACGATGGAGGATCGCGTTGCCAAGGCAGCGGATATTGCTAACCACGAAGGTGGTGCGGTGATTGTCTGGTGCGAGACCAATAGCGAATCAGCAGCATTGGCCGCTTCAATCCCTGATGCGATTGAGGTGCATGGGGCAATGGATCTGGATGAAAAGGTGGCGGCATTGGATGCGTTCACCTTTGGTAAGGCGCGAGTGATCGTGTCCAAGCCGAAGCTGGCAGGGCTGGGGTTGAACTGGCAACACGCCAATACGGTGATCTTTGCCAGCGTCAGCCATAGCTATGAGCAGCACTACCAGGCCGTGCGCAGGGCATGGCGCTTTGGGCAAACCAAACCAGTGACGTGTCACGTGATCATCAGTGATACGGAGACACCTATATGGAACAACGTGCAGCGCAAAGCTGCAGACCATGTACGGATGAAGCGTCAGATGGCTGAGGCAATGAACGGATTGCAGCAGCAGAGCAGCGCAAAGCGGGCATACACACGCACCGCATCAATCACCCTTCCTGATTTCCTAAACCAATGAAACCTGATTACCAAGGCAAGAGCTGGGCGGTTTATCTGGCCGACTGCATTGAGGTGATGAATGGAATGCCTGAGGGCATTGTTGATCTGGCAGTGTTTTCACCGCCATTTTCGGATCTGTTTGTGTATTCAGATTCAGAGCGAGACATGGGCAACTGCGGCAGCCATGCCGAGTTCATGGATCATTATTCCTTTTTTACATCGGCATTGCTGCGGGTGTTGAAGCCAGGCCGTGTGGCGTGCGTGCATTGCTCGGATTTGCCAGCACGGAAGTCCAAGGATGGATTTATCGGGCTGCATGACTTTGGTGGTGATTTGGTCCGTGCTCACCAGGAGTCGGGATGGGTGTATCACGCTCGCTGCACGATCTGGAAAGATCCAGTGATCGAGATGCAGCGCACCAAGGCGCTGGGCCTGCTGTACAAGCAGCTGAAGAAGGACAGCACACGCAGCCGAGTGGGGATGCCTGATTACATGCTGTTTTTCAGGAAGGACGAGGACAATCCAGAGCCAGTGACTCATACGCCTGAGGACTTGCCGGTTGGGATGTGGCAGGAGCTGGCCAGCCCGGTATGGATGAAGGTGAATCAGACCAAGGTGCTGAATGGCCGGATGGCTAAGGGGCAGGAGGACGAGCGACATATCTGCCCGCTGCAGTTGGACGTGATTGAGCGGTGCATCACGCTGTACAGCAACCCAGGCGATCTGGTACTGGATCCGTTCAATGGGATCGGCAGCACGGGGTATCAAGCGTTGAAGATGGATCGCCGGTATATCGGCATTGAGCTAAAGCCGGAGTATGCCAAGCAGGCCGCCAGGTTCCTAGAGCAGGCCGAGGGCAGCAGCTCCACGCTGTTCAGCACGATGGAGGTGGCGGCATGAGAATGCCATCTCATGAGATCCGTAAGTTCACGGTTGTGCTGCCTGCTGATCAGGTGGAGCAGCTCAGGCGGCTGTTGAAGGAGGATGAAACGATTACATGCCTGATCAAGCGCCTTCTGCACGAGGCCGCATCTGTGGCGGCATGAGGGATCCTGCTTATGCCGCCCTGCTCCACCTGCATCACCAGCACAAACATGAGCACCCATACACCTTGGCGCTCAGGGTGCAGGGGCTTACAGGGCGTGAGCTATCTGGAGCAGGTGCCCGCACCATGCTGAGTCAAATGGATCAACAGCAGGAGGAGCCACTGCGGTGTACTGCTGCAGAGGTGATGCAACAGCTGCGGTTGATTGCTGCCGGAGTAGCTGATTTCAAGTTGGCTGCTCCAGTGGGCTGGAATACCGGAGCGTTGCTGAAGGTGGACGGCTGGATCATCCAGCTGGCGCAGGACGGTGATGATCTGGTGCTGACGCATCGTGCGGTAGCACCTGATGGGCGCCAGTGGGTGTATGGCTGCGAGCGTGACGATTGGACGCTGGGACCTGACAGCACGATTGTCGATCCGCTGCTGCTGCTTGAGGAGGATGAGCGCCAAGCGCTGAGGGTGGTGCTGCAGCAGCAGGCTGCACCTGAGCCGAGTGGGGTATTTCCGATGACTGCCGCCAATGTTGCTAGGCAGCCTGAGGAAGCGAAGACCAAGCGCCGCAAGCGTGCGGCATGACCTTCTACGTCTGCAAAGACTGATGACTGATCCAGTGTTGAAGCCGCCGCACTACACAGCGGGGCGTTTTGAAGTGATCGAGGTCCTTGAGGACTGGGTGGCCCATGCGCCGGATGCGGTTGCTGCTGGGCTCCAGTGGAGCTGCCTGAAGTATCTGGGCCGTCTGTGGCTGAAAGGCAATGCGCTGCAGGATGCCAAGAAGGCGCGGTTCTACCTGGATCGGCTGATCCAGCACCTTGAGTTCCAGGAGGTGGCGAGCCATGGGTAAGTCCACGTCATTGGCGTCTGTGTATGCACTGCGTCAGCTGTGCATCAATGGCTGCGGTCGTCGTACTGCAGGCAATCGGTGGTGTGCTGAATGCGGGCGATCTGATGTTGAGGCCATACGGGTTCGACGCCATCAGCAACGGTTGATTGATCTGCGTGCGTTAGCAACTAGTGGCAAGTCGATTGAGGGGACCTGCTTGACGTGCGGTCATTGGAAGGATCGGTGCCTGATGGAGATCCCAGAGGTGTCGGTGGCATTTGCATCGCAGTGCGCCTGTTACTTGAAGGGGAAGTGATGGCGGTTGATCTTGACCATCTGACGCCTATTGACATTGCTCGAGCGAACTGGCCGGTGAACTGCAGCCGGTGCGGATCCAATTCGGTACGGGTTTTGGAGAAGCGGCCCAACCGTGCTGCGGTCAGGCGGCGGAAACACTGCTCTGCCTGTGGCCATCGCGAGACCACCTACGAGATATCGCAGAAGCAGTTCAAGGAGTGGAAGACCATTGAGAAGCTGGGTGCGCAGCTCAGGGAGGTGCTGCTAGGCAAGAGTCAGAAGCCAGCGGTGGCGGCTAACGACTCTGGTATCAAGTGCCCCACGTGTCGGCACTGGAGCGGCAAGGGGTGTGACTTTGAGTTCCCTGAGGCTGGCGGCAAGTTTGCGGAGGAGTGTTCGATGTACGACAGCCTCCTTAGGTTGGAGTCGCTGAGGTGAAAGCGATCTAGGGCCGTGGTGGGCGGCCCTTTTTTTATGCGTGCTCAGCGCCGTGGCTGCACAGGTAACTGCACGTCGGTAGTGGCCTGCTCGAGGATGAAGGCTGCCAGGTTGCTGATGGAGCGCCCTTGGGTGAGGGAGAGCTGGATGAGCTGCTGGTGTGTGGCGTGAGCAAGTGTGATGGAGATGCGCTGGGGCTTGCGCAGCGCGATGTGCTGGGTAGCGTTCATGAGTTGATCCTTGGCGAACGAGGATTGACCACGCCTCAGGGTGTTGACGCACCGCTGGGGCATCACAATGCGAGCAACGCTGCAGCCGTGGTTGCGCTGGCGCAAGGATGTTTTAAGGGTTGAGCAACGCCTTGCGCACCTGGTAGCGGGAGAGGTTGAGCTTGCGGGCGATGGCGGCTTGAGAGGCGCCGACCTGGTGCCAGCGCTTGATGCGTTGCTGACGGGACTCGCTGAGCCAGAGGACGATGCCGATGGGGATCAGCAGCGCCCAGAGGAGGACGCAGAGGATGGTGGACATGGCTGGAATGCTGTGGGTGTCAGCAAGGGGGCAGCGCCCACGCCTTGCGACTCCTGCAGTATAGCCCGCATGGGAATGATCTGAGGGCCACTCTCATAGGGGATACAGTCAAGCCATCACCGGCCAGCCCCGTTGGATCGCCTCACCGTTGGTTACTGCAGGGTCTCCACCGCTTCGGGTGAGCAGCTGGCAGCGCTCACGCACCAGCGCAGCCTCTTGGAGCGATCAGGCTGTGATCTCATTCTCTCCGACGTGGAGTCAGGGCTCAACACCCAGCGTGAGAACTACCAGCAGCTGTGGCGGCTGGTGGAGTCAGGAGCCGTTGCCCAGGTGCTGGCGTCGGAGTTTTCACGCCTCGGTCGGGACGCCAGCGAATCTGACGCGTTCGTGCGCCTCTGCGATCAACACCAGACGGTCTGCCGCACGATGCAAGACGGGGCGCTCACGATGGCCACGCCTGAAGATCTGCTGCTGACACGGCTGAAGGGAAGCCTGAGCCAAGGGGAGAGCATGAGGATTTCTCAGCGTGTTCGCCGCGGCCTCGAGGAGGGTCGGCGGCTTGGCAAACCCATGCGCAAGCCCTGCTGGGGCTATCGCCTCAACAGTGACCGCACAGCCTTTGAGCCTGACCCTGATCAGTTCCCAACAGCACGACGGTTCATCACAGCGTTGAAGGCCAGTGATTGGCGGATGATGCCCACCTTGCGGCAGTTCAACGGTGAGGTGCCATTCCGCTCATGCCGTGGTGTCCGGGCATGGGTCCTGAATCCAACCTTGCGTGGTGGTGTGGGGTATCACCAGACGGGCAACCATGAATTTCAGCAGGTGCTGTGGGAGCGCCATGAGGCACTGCTGAGCCATGCCGATCACGCTGAGTTCCTAGCGATGACAGCGCACAACAGGAAGCGGTGGGGCATCAATACCAAAACCAAGCCAAGGGCGCTCACCAGCATCTGCAAATGCTCTGAGTGCGGCTGCACCCTCAAGTACATCGGTGGCAGGACCATCCCAAGCCTGCGCTGCGGTGGCGACACCTGCAGCCAGCTGTTCAAGGGCACCAGGGAGTCGGTGATCATTGGCTACGCCTTGGAGCAGATCGCGCAGCAAGCATCAAAGGCATTGGCCGCGGCTGCGGCTGATGGCGAGCCGTTGGAGGTGTTGGAGCTTCGTGAGCAGATCGCCAAGCTCGAAGCCTTAGGTGATGGCGACCTGGTGCCAGTGATTGAGGCCAAGCAGCAGCGCCTCGAGGCGCTTATGCGGCAGCCGCAATATGAGCCGGATCTGCTGGAGAAGATTTCAGATCCGCGATGGGCGGCTTTGGCGAGTTACGACGAGGTGCGGCTGATGCTCCAGCGGCTTGTGATCGGGATTGAGATAGCCAGACAGGTTCCATCGGCCATACGCCTGAGGCTGTAGCCGCGTCGTAGCGGGCTGTGATGGCACGGACCACGCCGCCGAGATCAACGGGCTGAGCGCCGAGGTCGGTGGCATCCATGAGGCCAATCCTGATGCGTATGGCCAGCACCGTACAGCATCCATACGACTTCGCAGAGGCAAA